CACTTGGCTTGACATAGTAGGCGATTCGGGACACGCTGATGTTAATGAGTTCAATCAATTAAAACCAACAGAGATGATTAGCTACGGTTATATCTTTAGTAAGGATAGTACTTGCATTAGAAGTTTTGCTAGCTATGATAGTACGGAAGAAACATTTTCTGATAGAAATGTATATCCAACAGGATGTATTATTAAATTAGAAAAAATTAATATATGAAAAATCCAAACCTTACTAAGAATATGCCTCACGTTAAGTGGGATCAAATACCACCGACTAAAGGCCCCGAATCACAAGGCTTGCAACCAAAAAGATTTAAGACTGTTTTGACTCTTCCAAAGAAGCCTGTGCGCTCTCTGTAATTACATCTTCCACATCTTCTGAAATATTAATTATATTTTTGTGGTCATCTAGAATTTGTTTAAGCTTAGCTTCTAATTCTTTTTCTGACATATTATCTAAACTGCCAGTCATAATTAATTTTTGATCCACATATAAACCACCGGCTTTACCTCTAGCAACTTCTGCATTTATAGCAGCCGCCCACGCTCCTTTTAATCTAGCATCATCTCTAAGCTTTGCGAGCTCTGTAAGATGTCTTTCAAAAGTAATACCGTATTTTTCTTGTACCTCAGCTCTAAGTTCTCCAATATATTTTACAACTAAAGGTGAGTACTTTGGATTTCTAAGTTCGCTTGCCGCCTGTCTTGGTCTGGTCTGATAACCTGCTTCAAAAGCGCATTCAGCAGGTGACATCCTACCTTCATTGTAGACAAGTAGTTCTGCAAATTTTATTTGTTTTTCTGTAAGTTTAGCTGGTAATCCCATAAATATTGACATATATCGTAATCTGGCGTACAAAGCAAATAGTTTTCATAGGAAACTACCTTAATAAATTAGGGGGGACTGGCTTACGACAGAATACCTTGTTATGTAATTCTTGATACTGAGTCCCCTTTAAATCGCTTGTGCGCTTAAATTTTAATTTTCTCTCCCCTTTAGTGAAGAACTGGTTTCTTAGATGTTTTACTTATAAATCTTTTTACATTTGTTTTTTCTTTTTGCCAAAAATGTTTTTGACCCTTTGCCCAATGTTCTTTGGCTTCATCACTTAACTTCTCACTAGTCATAACCAAATTATACAATGTAAAAGGTAGAACAAACTCCGGAGGCATATCAAAATTAAAATGATCCCAACCCTCATCAATTAGCTGTTGCATTTTTTTATATGCTAACTTTTGATATAAAAGAAATTCAACTTCTTTTTTGTCCTTTTTTTTCATTTATCTCCTTTCCCTGCCAATCAAACTTTTTATGATAAGCCTTTAACAGTTTTTGTATTTGTTTTTCATACTCATATTTTTTCATTTCTTCTCCTTTGTTAATGTTTCTATTTTATGAGGTACAGTAATTATATCTCCGGTCTTTATACCAATACCACCCAGTTTAAATAGTTCAGCACCAAAACAACCAAACAAAAATAAGGATATTATTACTACAAATATTTTCATTATTTCTCCTCTGTTAAGTGTTATATCTTCCATACTTAAACGATATAGTTCCTCGTTCTTCGTTGTATGGTTTTTCACATACAAAATAGCAAAGTCTATTTACTAGCCAAGCACCATTTTGTATCCACATATGTTTGTCGCCCTCAACCAATGTCCAAATTTTCTTTGGGTCTTGATTTGCAACAAATTCTTTTTCTTCCCCATAGGTTTCAAAACTATAATTAACACTATCTATCCCACAGTAAGTTCCATTTTTATCAATATGATTTGGAATAGGTTTATAAGTTTCAAACCATTTCTCGAAGTTTATTTTTTTCATAGATTTAGATGATGGCATCTTTAACTCCTTTTTTAATCATAGTGAAAGTTCTCTTCATATAATAAACATCGGAATTTATACGATCATCATTATATACTTCTGGATCTTTCATTTTATTAATTAATATATCTCTATATTCATCTAAAAAATTTAATATATTAATTTTTAATTGTTTATCAGTTAACATTGAAACATCGTCATCTATTTTTATTTTAGTCATTGTTTTCCTTTTGTTTGATTAATACATTTTAAACATTCTGTTCCTTGTTCAGTATGTATTACATAAAAATTTTCTACATCTATTGTTTTTTCTGTATACTCATCTCCACAATTTATACAACACCAACCCTCCGGATATGCCCAAACTGCTTGATAACCTTTTAATTTTTCAAGTATCATCTTATTTCCTTTCTATCGCTTGTTTACTTTCTTGAAATAAAATTTATAGCACCGGCAAGCGCAATCAATACGCCGATAGTAAATTCAAATCTCAAGGCCACCATTACCCCTAAAACAATCAATATGATTGATACTAAGGTTAATAATAATTTAATCATTTCTTCCAACCATTCTTTGTAGCTAAATCTTCTATAAAATCTTTGGCTTGTTCTCTGCTTTTGAATAACTCATTAGCCCAATTAATTGGCATCATACCCATTTTAGTTCCATCACTAACATAGGCATAAGTCCTCCAACCATCCCAAGACTTTTTAACTCCGTAATCTTTACAGTTTAAAATATTCATCTTCTACTCCCAAAACATTTTGTATTGTTTTTATTTATATAATCTATTGTCATCTGCTCTTCTTCTTCCGTGACCATATCTAACATTCTTTGCATTTCGCAATATGTTTCCTGTCCAGATTTACTCAACCTATCATAATCAAACGCTAAGTTATTAAATAGTTTTATAAATCTATTTATTACTTTTTTATTTATATTCATACATTAACCTCCAATTTAAAATCGTGTAAGTAAGCCATACTTAAACTTTCTAACTTTCTTGCATCTGCATCAGTTATAGGTATTTCACTTTCAACTCTAACACCCCTACCATCTGATAAACATTGTTCATCATTAACTTTATTATCATAAAAAAATTTAGAAATTATTTCTTTATAATTTAAAGTTAATAACTGTTTGTTATCTATAATAGTGTAATCAGTATATTCTCTGTCGCCGTCATAGATTTTAAAACGCAATAATGTTTTATTTTTAATCATCATTCCCCATAGGTTTAATTAATTGTGTACCAAACTCATATCCTCTTGATGCAAGTTCATTCTCAATTAATATTTTAAATGTATCACTTATTTTGTCTGTCCAATTTTGATTACAAATAGAATAAAAATGATTTTCTAATTTGTTATCAGTACATATACTTAAATAGTTTTTTGCATCCGCAACACTTTTTAAGTCATACATATCTTTTATTACTATTCTCATACTTTCCTTTCTGCTCGCTTGCTCGCTTGTTAGCTTGTGCGCCTGTCCGCTTGCTCGCTTGTTAACTTAACGCTTGCTCACTCGCTTGTTAGCTTGTGCGCTTGCTCACTTCTATTTTAAACTCTTACACCCTTTATTAAATATCTAATACAAAGCCGGAATTGTCATATCTGGCCTTGCCTTTGGCGTATAAGCCCGCAATAGAATTCTTTTTATCTTTAAACCTTAAATCGTTTAAATCTGCATTTATAACTTTAAAACCATTAAACACTTTAGGAAGTTTTTTATTTCTAAATACTGCTGAAATGTTGCCGCCCTTGTTTAAAATGTCAAAGGCTTCAGTTTTATTATCTTCATTTAAACTGTAAGTAAGATGATAATTTTTTGGATATTCCCCATTTAACCATTTAAGGGCGCGTTTATAAATTTTTGTATAATCATAAAATTGCACCTCTTTAAACTCTTCAAAAATTCCCGTCAAATTCCAATCAATATCTGAAGTTCCATTTAATCTAATACAAGGCTTAAATTTTTGCTTTTTGCATTTAATTATAAAAGCGCGTATTTCTTTTTTTAACTGTTCCATAAAGCTTTGGCGCTCTAATATAAACCATCTAGTTTTATTAATTCGTGATTGTTGGACATTTTTAAAAATACCCATTCCCGCCGTATTTAAACAACTAGCCGCGCAACCTTTGGAAGCCTGCGGGCAAACATTAAAACCACTTGACCGCGCCGGCGCTAAATACAAAATAGCGGTTTTATAGCCGTAATTCTGGCCTTTAATAGTTTTAGCGTTAGCGTCTAAATTCAATAACTTTTTAGGCTTTATAAATTCTAGTTTATTCATCGCTCTCATCAAATTCTTTTTTTGCTAATTTTGCGGCTTCATTTTCTGTAAAGCCTTGCTCTAAATATTTCTCGAATAATTGCTCTAATATTTTTTCATTAATTAAATCACTCATTTTTAACAGTCCGCGCAATAGTTAGTATTAAATTGATTTCTAAAATCTAAGGTTAATTTGGACATACAATTCAAACAATGCACGCCTTCAATTGCCCTAAACTCTTCCCCCGTTTGTTTGTCTTTATGAGTGAAATTATAAAATTCTCTAAATTCTTTAATTTTCCATTTTTTCATAGCTTCCCTTTTATTGCTCCAATAATCAAAGCCGGATGCATATTCTAAAAAATCTTTTTTTGTATATTTAATTAAAGCCATAATTCCTATATATTCCCATAATAATTTAAAGTCAATAGTTAAAAAGCGGGACTTATCCACAGCCCCGCCTTATCCTCAACTAACTTATCCTATATATTCCCATTGACAATAATTTCAAGGTACTGTAAAAAATAAATATCTTTTAGTTAAATAGGTTAATTAAAAGACAACTAACAAATATAAAGGAGAATAAAAAACTATGTCAAAAACTAAATATATGACAAAGTTTCAATTGGAACACTTAAAACAAAGGGTATCCAATGAAATAGACCCTCTTATTGAAGAGGCGCAATTATTGCAAAAATCAATCATCGCTGAATTGACTGAAAGCGCTGAATTGAAACTAGCTAAAAAAATTAAAGCGGATGTTGTCATCAAAGAATTGGAACAGGCTTTCCAAAATCTTGAAATAGTACAGCGTAAAGCTAAAACTTTTTTTAGTAAAAACGCAACCTCATCAACTTTAAAAGAAAATCTAAATTATAGATTTAAAGATAAAGAAGAGGGTATTATTAAAACGGGCTCTTACAGGGGCAATAGCGGGATAACTGCCGCCGATTGTCGTGAACAGCTTAGAGAATGGGCTTCAACTTTGGCGCATAAAGAAGCTGAAAAAACTGAACAGGGTCAAAAAGTGAAACAATTGAAGCTTTATAAACAAAGCGCAATTAATCAAATTTTTGAAACGGGAATTCCAGAGGAATTACCGGCGGTATTGACTAGCATATTCAAGCCGCTAGGCATTGTTTGGGATAAGAAAAACGCCCTACAAGTGGAACATTTAAAACAAGCAACAGAAAAAAGAGCTTAATATGTTGCAATATATGATAGTTAAAAAATGGCAAATTAGCGGGGCAATTCCCCGCTATGATTGTGAAAGCGTTGAAAGCAATGTTTTAGAGGCGCATAAAAAATTAGAAGCGCATAAGCTTTTAAATAGTGATAAAAACTATACTTTTTTTATTATTCCCTTTAATGAAAAATCATTAAAGGAATTAAAAATCGCCTCATAAATTGACAATTTCTGGTTTTGCTGTACAGTAAAATGTACGGTGAAACCAGAATCTAAACTTTATCAAAAATTCAAGAAAAATACCCCCTCAATTCTTTGGACGCGCCTAGAATCTTGGTCAAGTTTTGGAGTTCCAGATTTGCTAGGATATAATAATTTATGCGGGTTTTTTATGGTGGAATTAAAATTCACTCAATCAAATAAAATCAAATTTTCCCCCCACCAAATACTATTTCATACTACCAGAAATGAACGGAATTTTATACTAGTCGAACAAGCGCACAGCGCCCCCCGTTCAACTGTAAAACTTTTTGCCTCTTCTGAAATAAATAATCTATTGACGGGAATAGACAAAGCCGCACCGCTAGCCGTCGATGATTTTAAACTAATACAAAAAATTTTAATTAACCAAAAAAATTAATCGCGCCGCACGCTCCGGCGCATCGCCGCCCGCGCTTCGCGCTTGCATAATCGCGCTTCGCTGTCAATGCGGCATAGTGTCGCATACAACCAAAAATTGTGCTTGTGCGCTGAGGGCCCACCCACCCTAAGAAAAAAAACAAAACGCGAACATCGTTTCGCGGCCCGCGTGTAAATTGTGCTTGTGCACTACGGGCCCACCCACCCTTAAAAAAAATAACGCTTGCGCACTACGGGCCCTCCCTCTCCTCCCCCCTGCTGATTTTTTTGATTTTTTAAATAAAGAAAACCACGGGCCGAAAATCTCGACCCGTGGTTATTGATCGTTAAGCGTTAATTAGTTTAACTTGTCTATAAACATATCCATTATCTAATCTAGTTTCATTTTTAATAACTAGATTTCTTGCAACTAGTTTATCAACTAGCTTTCTTGTTTGGCGATCGTTTCCATACCATTGAAAGCCCTTATATTCTTTTAAAAAGTTTATAAGTTTTAATTGTGATTTTTTCATCGTTTTTTATCCTCCTCAACTAAGCCGTCTATTGTATCGTATATTAAAGCCTCAACCTCTAATAAGGTTAATGTATTTTTTAAATTTATGAAGTGCGTTCTAGTGCTGTGTTTATGTTCTAGAATAACACTCCAATTGCCGTTCTTACTTTCGGGACTGTTAATGTTCCAACCTTGGTAAGATTTCATAGTACCTCCTGTTTTGTTGTTAACTTATAACCTAACTTTTTTATTGATTCGATAACCTCTGGCAATAAAGTTTTATTACCAGAAATTGAAGCGAATAGCTTTGCCTTGTTGCATATAGGGTAAACCAATTGGTTTCCGTATACACTCTTTTTTTCTACTACTAGTTCCATTTATTCTCCTTTTTAGTTTCTGATCTCATCAGCGTTGTATTTAACAACGGACGCCTCCAGCTGGAGGCGTTTCGATCTTATCTAATTAACTCCTATATCTTTTAATTTGTTTTCAACTGTTCTCATTATTTTTCTCATAAAAGCATTTCTAGTTTTATATCCAACATTTGTTTTATATCCGATATAAGTTTTAATAAATGTTTTAAGTGAGTCTTTTGTAAAATCACCGATTAAAAAGTTTTGATTACATTGTTTTGCAAATAATAATCTGAAAACAATTTCATCAACATTTTCTTTAGTGATTTCAGTCATATCAATCGCCACCATTACCCAAGCGAATTGAGATGTTTCTTTATGCTCAATGCCAGTGAATGAGTCTGCATTAGCAACCTTAGTGTAGTCGTATTGTAGTGCCATTTTATTCTTCTTTCTATTTTGTTTACTTGTCCTATTAAAGCATATGAGAACTAATAGGTCAAACAATTAAAAATAAATAATTTAATTATCCACAACGATCCGCGGACGGCGGTCAGAATAGTGTCAAGCATAATGTTTGTTATAAACATACTACATATAGTGGTGCGACGATTCGCCTAACTATGCTTGTGAACTTCGGGCCCACCCACCCCAAGCGATAGAGGTCCCAAGACGATTCGTATACTAGATGTTGTATGACCCCCCACCACCCTTTTCTGTGGCTTGGGTCCTTCGGGCCCACCCTTTATCCGAGTTTTAGACATACACTTGCTAAAAATACTAAATGAGTTTACAATAAAAATATCAAAAAAATTTTATAGGCAAACCCTAAAAAAATAAATTTGATACAAAAACAGAGCCTAAAAAATTCTGCAAAATTTTTTTATGAACGAAGATATTCTAAATAAGCTTCCACCTGATGCACGTAAAGAATTTATAAATGTTGCATTAAAACTATCTGAAAAGAAAACCAAGTCAAAAGTCAAAGATGACTTCATGGTTTTTGTTAAACATGTTTGGCCAGAATTTATAGAAGGCGAACACCATAAAGTTATAGCAGAAAAATTTAATAGACTAGCTAAGGGTGAAGTTAAAAGATTAATTATTAACATGCCACCTAGGCACACTAAATCTGAATTCAGTTCTTTCTTGCTTCCTGCATGGATGATCGGAAGAAAACCAGATTTAAAAATTATCCAATCAACCCACACCACGGAGCTCGCTGTTCGATTCGGCAGGAAAGCTAAAAACTTAATGGACTCGGTTGAATATAAACAAGTCTTTGATACTAGACTTAGAGAAGATTCTCAGGCAGCTGGTAAATGGGAAACTGAACAAGGTGGAGAATATTATGCAGCCGGTGTCGGATCGGCGATCACGGGCCGCGGCGCGGATTTACTTATCATCGATGACCCACACTCAGAGCAAGATGCGCTAAACATGCAATCTATGGAACGTGCTTATGAATGGTATACATCTGGACCTCGTCAGCGATTACAACCAGGTGGTGCCATTGTATTGGTTATGACAAGATGGAACATGAAAGATTTAACAGGGATGTTACTTAAATCTCAAAAAGAATTAAAATCAGATAAATGGGAGATTGTAGAATTTCCAGCCATCCTTCCATCAGGTAAACCTGTATGGCCACAGTATTGGAAGTTAGAAGAATTAGAATCTGTTAAAGCATCACTATCTGTTGGTAAATGGAATGCACAATGGATGCAAAATCCAACGGCTGAAGAAGGGTCATTAATTAAGCGTGAATGGTGGAAGGTTTGGAATAAAAATTATATACCACCACTTCAACATGTTATTCAAAGTTATGATACTGCCTTTTTAAAAAAAGAAAGTGCCGATTATTCAGCTATAACAACATGGGGTGTATTCTATCCAGACCAAGATAGTCCACCTAATTTAATATTATTAGATGCAGTTAAGGAAAGATTAGAGTTTCCTGAACTTAGGAAGAAAGCTATGGAACAATATAGATATTGGAATCCTGAAACGGTTATTATAGAATCTAAGGCTTCTGGTATGCCACTTACATATGAGTTGCGTAAAATGGGGATACCTGTTATAAATTTCACTCCTAGTAAAGGAAATGACAAACATGCTAGGGTAAATGCGGTTGCTCCCATTTTTGAAAGTGGATTAATATGGGCACCGGATGAAAAGTGGGCAGAGGAAGTTGTTGAAGAGTGTGCATCTTTTCCTTATGGAGATCATGACGATTTAGTAGATAGCACAACTCAAGCAATCATGCGTTTTAGACAAGGTGGTTTTATTTCGCATCCAGATGATCAAGAAGAAGATTCAATACCACCGATTGAGAGAACTTATTACTAAGGAATAATTTATGCCAATAGCAGCACCTCTTTTACTTCCGTTTGCAGAAGCCATCGGTATTGCAATCGCGGGCCGCGGACTTATGGAGATCTCAGAGCAAGTACAAAAATTTATGCAAAACAATCCAGACGTATCTGAAAAGATTTTATCTATGATAACTCCTCAGACAGAAGGACTATCAGGTTTGCTT